AGGAAGATGATAAATGGTCGTGTGCTGAGTTGGTGGCCAGCATTCTAGCAGCAGGTGGTCAAAGGCCGTTTGATAGTAAGTATCACCATCGTATTACACCTCAGCATTTGTTATCGCTGAATTTTGAAAAATTAAAAGTTAAATAAAAATAAGAAAGGTTAGAGATGAACGACAACATACCAAATATTGCGATAGCTTTCATAGGGGTTTTAGCAGCCGCGATTGGACATTTATTTGATGTGCCGCCTGCCACGCTTTGGGTGGCTGCCATTGGTTCAGCATTGGGCGTGGCTTTCTCTAAAGAGGCTAGTCTAATTGCGGCGTTTATCTTAATCGTTGTTGGCACGCTGGCAACTGGTTGGGCGGTACCTGTTGTTCTAAAGTTTGCACCTGATATTGCCCAAAAGTCTGTTGCTGCATTCATGGCATTCACATTCATTGCGTTTAGGGTGCAGATCAGGCAGGAAGCCCCAAAGATTTTAACTGCTATTTTTATCAGAATTCAAGACTTTATACGAGGTAACAAGGCATGAGCTGGCTAAAACTCGCAACCATTATTCTTTCGCTCTACATTTTATTTGAGAGCTTCTGCGCAATGGCAAAGATGCCAGGCGGCATGATCCACTTCTGCCACAAAATTAAATACGTGCTGGCATTCTCAAGTGCTTTAGTTTTTATCTATTACGCGATTTTTGTGCGTGCTAGTCCTGAATGGCATTGGTTGCTGTTTGGATCAGCAGGAACGTTAGCATTTTTCGTATGGCCACGAACGGTGCATAGATTTAAAAGCATGATGAAAGACTACGAGGATATTGAGGCAAGCTTCTTATGAAACCACTAAAGATATGTAAGTTACGGACAGCTGGTTTAGCTAGTGTGAATGGCGCTAAGTTTGGGTTAGTGCGTAGAAATGGAGATGGCTCTAAACGTGCGCACCAGGGAATTGATTTGCAGGCCAACAAAGGTGAGATGGTGCTTGCAGTGGCTGATGGCACTATCGTTGGCGTAAACATGGGGCTAGATGGTTATGGCTACACAGTTACCCATCAGTTTGAACATGAAGGTAAGACATTATTTGCTTTCTATGCGCACCTTAGTTTAGTGGCGGTCAAAGTGGGCGAGAAGGTAAGTGTAGGCAGTTGGATTGGAAAAACTGGCAGCACCGGCAATGCTAAAGGCATGGACACCATCGCTAAAGGTGGACACCTGCATTTTGAGATTCGCACCAAGCAAGTGTGTGGATTAGGTACGGCCAACAGATTAGATCCGTTGGATTTTGTGGAGTTAGATTAATGATTACTTTTGGCTTGTGGTTACTAGGTAAGTTTAAATCTCTATCCCAGCTGCTAATCACGCACTGGCGCATTGTGCTGGTGGTGCTTATGTTGCTGGCAATCTGGCATTACAAAAGCGCCTATGAGAATGAAAAACAGGATTTCAAAGAGTATATCGGCCTAGTGAAGCAAGAAGCTGAGTTGCAGGCGCAAAAGAATCAGATTATAGAGGCTAATACGAAAAAGGCCGTGGGGCTTGAAATCAATAAGTACAAATCAATCATTGCTACCTTAGATATTGATAAGGCGCAACTTCAAAAGAAAGTGAGTAGTTTATATGCTAACAAAACCAATGCTGATTTTAGGCTTGCTTCTTATGCTGACCGCATGCTGCTCGAAGCAGGTAGTCGCAACACCTCAGGCGAAATTGCCAGCGATACCGAAAGACTTGCCAGCTGTAGGCGAGAGCTTGACGCAACCGATACTGGATTATCAGCTATCGAACAGGCGTGCGCAGTAACTACAGCTCAATTCAATCTGGCACGAGGTTGGATTGATTCAGTATGCGCGTATAATGATTGCACCCTAAAACAAGATTAAACAAAGCATTTAAGGTTGTATTTAGGGTATCAAATCCGCAAGTAATTGATTGAATTAAGTTTGTGATAGAGCTACTGCCTACCAGTTACTCTTTTTCAAGTTTTTTCATCGTTCGTCAAACTTCATCAAAACTCCCCACAAAGTAAGCTGAAAGCATTATACTGACTGCCCTTGCAGTTAATCATGTGCTTACATCATGCGTCACAATTCATCATGTATAAACAATCCTAGCCAAAATATTTTAGGGTATCGCATTGGGTATTCGCTAAATCAGTTTAGGGTATCAGCATGCTAACCATTAAGCAGATTGATTCTCTAAAGCCTAAAGCGCAGCAATATAAGATTGCTGATATGGCAGGGCTTTACTTAGTAGTTACGCCTCGCAATATCAAATCATGGCGATACAACTACAAAGATTCACAAGACAAATACAAAACCAAAACTTATGGCCTATATCCTGAGATTAGTTTAGCTAAGGCTAGATTATTAAATTCAGAGTTTAAAGATGAGCAGGCGAGATTGAAGCTACATGGCTTAACTGAAAGCCGTGTAATGACTTTCAAGCAGTTTGTCGAAGAGAAATGGTACAAGCATCATCTGCCTGATCTGAAAAGCCAGAAGCATAAGGCTATTATTCAGGCCAGTATGGACCAATATGTTTTTGAGAAGATAGGTGACAAGCCACTAGATAAGATTACGCGCAAAGAGCTGGTCGAGTTGGTGCAGGGAATTCAATCAAAAGGTGTTGTTGAAACTGCTAACAGAATAGCCAGTAGGTTAGGGCAGGTGTTTACGCATGCCGTTAATACCGATGAAATACAACTGCATCCAGCAACTAATTTATGCAGCGTGCTCAGAACGCCTGTGCGCACGCATATGCCATGTATTGATGTGAGTGAAGCTAAAGACCTGTTTCAAGCAATTAAAAGCTATGACGAACCTGTTACTAGGCTTGGCTTGATGTTATTGGCGTTAACCTTTGTGCGGACCACTGAGCTAAGGTATTTCGAGCGTAAAGAAATTAAAGATGGTAGGTTTTGGGTAATCCCTGGTGAGCGCATGAAAACGGTTACCGGAAAAACGCCTAAGCCTCACGTAGTACCATTAACTAAATTCGCACTGAGTATCATCAAAGAGCTTGAGCAATACACTGGCGATGATAAGTATGTGCTTGGATCACTTAAACGGCCTAACCATCCGATTAGTGAGAATACCCTATTATTTGCACTCTATCGTTTAGGGTATCGAGGCAAAATGACAGGCCACGGCTTTAGGGCATTAGCCTCTACTGTGCTTAACAATGAAACGATTGATGGTCGTAGGCGCTTTGATAAAGATTGGATAGAGCGCCAACTCGCACACAATGAAATAGATGATGTGCGAGCTTCATATAATCGTGCTGAGTATCTTGAACATAGAATCGCTATGATGCAGTATTACTCTGATTGGATTGAAGCCCAAGTGTCATAGGGCTTTTATTCCAACGTGGGCGAGGCTCTATATGGTCTGGTTTTGGAATAAGTCCAGATTTGATATAGCGTGATACCGTTGCACGGCTTGCGCCTAGGTACTCCATCCAATCTTTGATTTCATAAATGTTTTTCATATTCTTATCTCTCATATCCGTAGTAATGCCAAAATGTAAAAGTGTTACCAACTACAATTAGCTCGGTTAAAAATACAGGTTTGTTTCCAGCTCCCATTTCTTATCCTTTCATGGTTAGTCGTTCCAGTGTTTGGTTGAGATAGTGCTTTTTCAGCATCTATGAAAAGATAATCGTTAAACCCATTACGCATACATTTGAAATGGTTTCTCATATTGAGAAAAACCTCCCTCAACTGCATCACTTCCAAATCTTTAACGGCTAGTTGTTGGCGTAGTGATTCGTTTTCTTTAGCCAGTGACACACCCATTCTAACCAATGAGCTATTTGATTCGTTCATACTATTCACCTTTACTTTCCTGCATTCTAATTTTGGTTAGGGCTTCTTCCACCAGCTTGCTATTAAATGTTTGTTCGTAATCGCTATAGTCAGTACATGATTCAAGTGCCACAACGGCTATTGCTAACTGTGCCTCAAGTTTCTGATTGCGTAATTGTTCAGCTTTAAGTAGATGATTCAGTGCAATGCTTGTCTGTTCGTTTTGCGCTTTTTCTCTCAATCTGTCAGTTGCACTCATCACTATTCTCCTTTGATAGTAGTGCTAGTATGTCTATGCCTATATTTATTGCTGCACATTCAGAGAACTCTCTATGATATTTTTTTAGCTATCTCAGCACACTGCTTAACTGCACTAATGTGGGCGGCTTGGTAAATTTCAAAGTCCAAGTCTATACGAGCATTTAAATACCCATTGCTGGTGCTCCAAGCATAATTTAACCCTTTATATCTACTCCTGTGCCAAGCCTCAAATCTCTCACGTAATTGGTCTAGGTTATTCATGCGTCATCTCCCAACAATTTAATGACTTCATGATATTCAACCCATGAACCCGACTTATCCATATAGAGTCTAACCCCTCCATTTGGTCCACCTGATAAGAATGAGTATCTGTTTAACTCTTTAATGCGTTTCACCAATTCCGCTTTATCTGCTTCTGCTTGTGATAGCTTAGCTTCCAATTCGTCTATTAACTCTTTTTGTTCATTTTTTACCGTCATGAGAAATTTAAATTCTTGGTCTGTCATCACATAATCTCCAAAAATGAATTAGGTTTATTTTTTATCCAATATGGATTCAATTTAAAGGTAATAAACCAAAATCCTATCTGCAAATGTCGCTTGCCTATGCGTAAATTTAATATTGTGTTACCCATCACACACCAACTTTCTTATTGGCAATGGCTAAACGTACCCATCCACGATTTTCAGGCGGAGCACTCATACGGAATTCAATGTAAACTGTTTCGCCTCTCTCGTTGATGTGCTCGATGTGGTTTGGGTTAATTTCATTGCCCTCACGATACCAAGCAAATGGTTTTGCATCCTGCTCATTCGCAGATAGTGAGGCGCATAGTGGTATTAGATTTGTATCAGGGTTTGCCCATAACCACTCTTTAGTAGATACCTTACTTTTAAGGTTGGTGACTGATTGTGGGTCTATATACCCAACTGCGGCTTTATGTATCTTCTCACTAGCACGTTTAAGTGTGAGTTCTGCAAATTTGGTTAATAATGTAAGCAAGCTAATTTCGTTCGGCGTTCCTATTACTATAGGATTAGTCTTTGCAACTGGAACAAACCCTGCATCTTTCGCATCTTCAATAATCTCTTTAATATCCATCACTTTTTATCCTTTTTAATTCTAATAACAATCACAACTTCGCCTTCGTCACCTTGTATGAAGTTAAGCGCCTTCTGGCTTGCATCTGCGTAGCCTTTGGCCTCTACTATTTTACCGTTTAGGTCTAGGACTGTGAATTGTTTGGTCACTGTTTTCATACTTTTACTTGCTCCAATATTTTCATTCCACCTTCGATAGTTCTTTTGTTGAATATCTCTTGAACATCTTTAGCGGTCATCCCATAACTTTTGCATACTTCTAAAACCATGCCTAACAATGTGCTTTTCATTTCGGTGTTCATTTGTTTTTTCATGGTTAAGCCTCAATCTTTGGCTGATAGACTATGATGTATAAATTCACCATAGTTTTCATTTATAAAACTTATGTAAGCATCTCGAGCAAATTCTTTTGTTTCATAATTACCTATATGTTTACTTTTTCCGTTAAAACTTGCGCTAGCTCTCCATTTTCCAGTTGACTTTATAAAAGTAACTCCTTTAAAACCTGATTTATTTGATTGGTAAATTCCACAATTTCTAGCATTACTTTTTTTGTCAGAAATCCTTAAATTATCAATTCTATTGTCACTTCTCAAACCATTAATATGGTCTATTATTGAGTTTCCAATATCTCCATTTACATAAACAAATGCGAGTCTATGAGAAAGATATTTAATCCCATTTATAGTTATAACTTCATAACCATCAGGCCTTAAATATCCAGCAACTTCATTTTTTTTATAGAATTTAGAGTCTTTAGTCCAATAAAATTTACCTGTAAATTTATTGTAGGTAAGAAATTCTTTTATTAAATCTTCATTTATATTTTTCATAGCCACCGCCATTTATCTTGGTCTTTAGTTCTACGTGACTTTTTAATGCTGCGTTTAGATTGCTTTGCCATTTATCACTCCTTAAAGTCTTCTAAAGGGTTGAACCAATCTTCTATAATAATGTGGCCTATTTCTATAACGCCTGAGTGAGTTGCTTTAACGCGAACACACTGATTTTGTAGCTGATCCCAACGTTCCACGCCTGCAATTTGCAAAACTCTAAAAATAAAATGTCCTGCACTGCTATTTAATCTATGGTGGTCAAATGATTTTGGTAGGTATAGTGCAAAGCCGCCAAATTGTTGCATGCACACTCCATAGTCAAGATGTAGGCTTGCAGTAAGAAAGCCTCTATCACCTATGTCTATAATTGCTTTTTTAATCACTGCATTTTTAACTTCAACAAGTACAGCCATGATCTACCTTTCATAAAATTGGTGATGGGTGCCAGTACTGAACTCTGGCATTGCAAAACCATTCCGCGTCATTGCTATCTACTCATAACAAGGGGAAGGAGCAACCTTGTCGTACTTCAATAACCTTTAGCTTCACAGCCCGCGTATCAGCCTACGCATTACCCATCAATTAAACCGACTTAACCCCACAAGAGGTAGCCTACGCATTGGCTTTAGTGATGCGCCACATCATAAAGTCGGCTTAATTCATGTGACTGCTTACGCCAGTCAATCGGCTACTGTTCAACGCTCCATTCGGTTTACGTTAGGCAACGTCCATTTAGGACAAACCGCGCAGCACTCCTCTACGGGATTCTTTAAGCCGCCTGCAACCCAAAAGACTGCGACAACCAGCGATTAGCCGTAGCTGTATCAACGTTGTATGTCTTTGCTACTAGGGCGATGATTGCTTGAGCAGTAGGGCGCTTAGCGTTTGCAATTTTCTGTATTGGTTCTGCAAACACATTCTTAAAGTCAGATTCGTTAAATGTCGCGTCAACAACAGCACCGTCATCGCTCTTAGCCTCAGCAATGATTTGCGCTTCAAGCTCTTCGCGTGCTTTGATTTCAGCAGCCTCTTTAGCTTTGGCCTCGGCTTCAATTTTGGCGCGTGCATCTGCTTCGGCTTGCTCTTTGATAGCGGCTTCATGCTTAGCTTTGCGCACGTCCTCAGCGTCTTTTACTGATTGAATGTGTAGTTTGATATAATCAATGTCACCAAACACGATTGCATTCACGTTAACCAAGTGCTCATAGCCTTTGATTGCTTCATTGATATAGGCTAGTTTTGATTTAACGTCATTCGCTAAGGTGGTTGCTTCTACCTTGCCGTTAGCCAATGCGCTATTGATGCGTGATTGCATTGTTTCTAGTGTCTTAACGCCTTTAATCTCAGTGGCAAAGTCAGGGCGTACCAATTTCTGTGCAAGCAATACTGGAATATCTTTGTTTAACTCAGTTACAAAATCAGCGTAAACCACATTTGCTTTCATGATTGCTTGCGTTTTGAGCATTTCTTTTTGATCTTTAACTGCTTTCTCTAATCGTAGACCAATCGCGTTAAATGCTTTTTTGTAGTTCTCAAGAATGCCGTTTGCTTCGTTAACTGTCACCATTTGACCGATGATGTTTTCTTGCAATGCCTCGATGCGCTTTGCCATTTCGCGGCAGTTCTTAGCATTAGCTTCTGCGTCCGCAAAGTCTTGATCAGTGCTTAACTCTGTTTTTATGCTTTCTAGGTAAGTATCGAACTGCGGTGTGATTTCAGTTAGATTCGATGCAGTAATTTCACCACGTACCACAACGCTAGGCACTGGTAGGGCTTTGATTGTTTCAGCTTCTACCTTTTCAACCTTTACTGGTGGAACGTATGCATCTAAATCAGCTTTTAATTGGTTCCAGCCATCCACAATGCGCTTACGTAGCTCTATGTCTTGGGTGTACCAGCAATGCAACTCTTCTACTAATTGCTCACCATCCCATTTTGATGCCATGAATAGGCACTTTTCAGCGCCTGAAACCATTAGTTGTTGCTCCATCTGTACGCGATACATCAAAGGTGTTTGCTCACCATTTGCAAAGCATTCACGCAGCTCATCGTTTAGCGTTTTGTGTTCAAAGATAATATCTTCGCCCATCGTAATGCCATCAAATGAGGCGCTGTATTCACCCATTGAGCCAACAACAGGGTATAAATCTTCACCGATGATTTTTTCGGCAATAGGGCGTGCTAGGGCTTCAAATTTATGGCCGTTATCAAAAATCTTTTGTGTGCTAGCATCTACTTCTTTGGTTAGTCCAGTTGCCATAGAATGGATTAACTGGTCGCGTGTTGTGTATTTGCTAACACCTAGCATGGCTGGCGCTTCACTTGCGTTGAAGTAATTAGCGCGGTGTGCGTGCCACTCTGGTGTACCTTGTACTAAGTTATGAATGTTCATGTTATTTAGCTGCGCTTTCTGCCTTTTCGTAGGCTGCTGTAAAACTGTCATCTACTTTGGTTGCTTCGCCTTCAACAACGGTAGGCGCTTTCTCTTTTGGTGACCAAAGCTCAATCTCTTCTTTTTGGTTTTCCGTGAATAACTTGCCTTTGCTTTCAACGAAGGCAATAAACTGTTTAGGTGCTTTGCCGTTTGCTATCACTTTTTTCCATGCTTTTTCGTTAGCATTGAATTCATCATCTGTGTAATAAACAGGTTCGGCTTTGGCGCTATCTTGAGTTGGCGTAATGTCTTTTTCAGCAGGGATAGTTTCTAGCTCATCCGATGTATAAACACCCAAGATAACGCCAGGGCAATACAATCTAGCCCAACGCTTTTCACCAAGATATGCAATTTGCTGCTTAGGATCATCTGCCCATAATGTTGAATTTCTAGTTGTTGCCTGAGTTAGAAGCAACTCAAGAACGCGAGGCTGACTTTCACCACGTAATGTTGCTGATACGCGAATGCCAAGACCTTCTTCATCCTTAAAATCCCATGCTGGAACTTTGTATTTTTTAGGTCTGCCATAGTCATCTGTCTTAGATTTACTTTCGACTTCTTTGAACTTTCCGATAACCTTTGACCAGTCACCGAACCATTCAAACTCGAACATGCCAGTCACTACACCAGATTGCTGAATTACCGCAGAAACTAACTGCGCCTCATAGCCGATAGTGCCATTAACAAAGTGTGTCTTTTGAGCAACTGCAAAAGGGTTCATCTTCCATTGCGCCGCTTGCATCACTACCGCTAAGCAGTTAGCTGGGTTCTTTTGATACGGTTGTGGCAATGTCATTGTTGCGCCAGACATAAAGCTAGCAACATCCATCATGTGCTTCATCGCCTGAACGTCCATCATCATGTTGTCGTTGTATGATGCCAACCCTGAATTTTGCTGTTCTGATAATGCTGTACTCATTTGAATACTCCTAAAAATTAACCTTAATTGCTCTCAAAAAACTCTTAACCATTCCGCTTCCATGCCTGCGGCAATAGCTGTAATACTGCGTAAAACTCATTTTCTTTCCAGTCTTGAAACCTTGCTGCACTCAATACTTGCTTTGCTACTGTCAAAATCTAAATTGCACCAACCCTCTTTAATCTTTGCATCTGCACGCTTATCAATCTCAGCGTTTAACTGTTGCTGTATGTGTATTGCACCGAATACAACCAAGGCGATGATTGCTGCCCATATGATTGAGTAAAGTGTTTTCATAGTGGATGCCTCGCTCTAATCTGCTTCATCAGTTGCATGTTGTAATCAAGCTTGTTTGGTGCGGCTTCATAGCCTGCTTGGTACTCTGCAAACTCGTTGGCGTGCTTGTTTTCAGATTCCTCAAACACCACGCGCTTAACGCCGTCTTGGTCAATGATGTATTGCTCTAGTAAGGGCATGGTTAAGCCTTTCTAGCCTCAAGCATTGCATCTGCTAGTCTGTAATAAATAGCAACCCTAGCTTTTATCATTTCATCTGTAACATTAACCGACCAACCACCTTCAGCAGAAGAATCTCCTTGCAAAACCTTTGCCGCAAAGTAATCACGTAATGTCATGCCATCTTGAGCCACTTCACCCATGCTTCCATGGCTTGGAAATGCTGATCCACCTGTATTTTTATCAGCCATGGCTAAGCCGCCTTTGCTGAATCTGGGCGATGCACCACTTTTAAACCTAGCGCCAATGCTTCACGGATTAGCGTTTCAACTGTGCGTACATCTGTGCTCTCTGAAATCTGTTTATTCATTTTCATTCACCTAAAATTTGAAATACAAATTTATGCTTTTGCCATTTGTAGAACACGCCTTGCGCATTCACGTTTGCTTTGATGTGGAGAATATTTACTGCGCGACTTGAAGTAATTTTTACCAAACAAACCACGACCATGTCCGCGAGATTTATATGGACCTAACTGGCCCATTAATATCTGCTGCATACCTGCTGGCGAACTAGAAATAATTGCTTGAATTTGCGCCATCATTGCTAGGGCACGTTTAAATGGTGTTGTCTGCATAATTGAATCCTAAAAAAGAGGGCTACTCACCGAAGCTTTCACCCTTAAACTTTGGGGAAGTATCGAAACGATGTTTTGTAGCGATGTTTGAACTATACATATTCGTATTATAAAAGTCAATACATTTTCGTATTATTTGTTAATATTTTTACAAACTAGATTTTTAGGCGAAAAAAAACCTGCCGAAGCAGGTTGTGTATTGAAATATTTCTAGTGGTAACAGTTGAGTGCTGTTGATTGAATTCTTACTGCGTTAGCAATCCATGCGCTGTGCTCTACATTGGTGATGGTAATTGCATCCGCACCTAATGCTGCAGCTTGCTCTAATGTGTCAGCTAAAGCCAAATTATAAACATTGTCAGCAGGGAGTATTTCTGTTTTTACGGAATTCACTGATCCAATCATTTTGCACTTACTTATTAAAACGCTATCTTGCTCAATGACTTGAATGGATTTAGCTTGGTTAGACAGTTTAGTGGATGTTGCACACCCTGAAATCAGTAATGCTAATATAAGTAATGTTTTCATATAGTCTATTTATTTAAAAATTCTTTCCAAGATTCCAAGTAATTTTTTATAAGAACATATGGGCTAATTATTAGATAGATTCCCCACATAAAAGAAAACATTAAAACAAACATACCAATTTTAAATTCTTTATCTTGATTTCTATTATCACTGCTAATTTTGTCATGAAATGGAATAAGAATTATTGATAACACAAATCCAACAAAAACATAGAGAAGGTAATGAGTTAAAAATTCTTTATCCATTCTAAAACTCTTCGCTTTTCCATACCTTTAAAACGCGGCCAAAGACTTCAAATTCCATATCTTTAGTAATTGTCCATGTTTCGTATTTTTTATTTTCAGAAATCACTCTGATACCTTCACCTGGTATTCTTTGAAGTGTTTTAATAAAACCTTCGTCACCAATCCTAAAGAAATACACACCGTCATACTCTAAATTTTTAACGCCAGCATCTACTAGCAACGGATCACCAGAGTTAAACATTCCCCTCATTGAATCACCGAAGCCTGTAACGATAGTCAAATTCTTATTGCCAGTGTTAGATGGTACATTTTTGTTTAGCCACTCAGGCGTCACTTTCCATCCTGTTATTTGCCCAGATTCACCCCGAAGCACTAAGCCATTTCCCATAGCGCCCCTTATGTCATGGTATTGATTAATTACAATGTCACTTGTAGATGTTGTTGTTGACATTGCTTCAGCATTTAAAAACTCTTCATTAAAAAATGATTCAATCTTTTTTACTATGTGCAGTCTTGGGTTTTTTGTTTCGCCACTTAATATTCTATAAATTGTTGGTTGATTTTCGCTAATAGCTTCCGCAAGAGAGGCACTATTAAGCTCTCTTTTTGCCATTTTTGATTTTAACCAATCTTTAAATTCCATCTTTTTATTATCCGATAACGTATATAAAATTGCTAATGCAAATTCGTATTGACTTATGAATACGAATGCGTATAATCATTTCCTATGATTAGTGAAATTATTAAAAAATTACTTGATTACGGCCTTACCCAAACGGAAATATCGCGTAGATCAAATGTTCCGCAATCTCGAATTTCTGACATTGTTAACGGCAAGCAATCAAGCATTTCATACGATGCAGGAAAGCGCATTGAAATGCTAGCAGTCAAATTAAAGCTTCTTAAAAAAGCAGCATAAGGACCAACTATGGCTAAGCACGATGTAATTGTTAAAGCAGGATTAACAGCAGACCAATATCTTTCATTCCATAGCGATGCGGAAGCCGTGGGCCTCAGTGATTCTGCCTGCTTACGTGTTTTGGTGACTAGGTTTATTAGAGATAACGCCATGAAGAAATTATCCTCTGGCGCAGCTGATGACGAAAGTACCAAAACGGTACTTTTTCAGGGCGATGTTGAAGATGAGTTAGCACGAAGAGAGGAAGATTAAAGATGAAAGACACTTCTTTAGATGCTTTTTACGAGCATAAAAAATCTCAAAAGCTACAAGCGCAGCAATTAAAAATTGTGAGCGTTATGCAGCCTGCAAAGGTTTATACACGCAGAGAGTTAGCACAGCTATCAGGTATTGAAACAAGCACCGTTAGCGCTCGCGTAAACAGCATGATTGATACCGTGATTGAGATTGTTGGCACAAAGAAAGATACAACGACAGGCAAGACGGTTGAAGCATTGCAGTTGAAGGTGGCGGCTTAAATGTTTATCAATGCTGGCAGGTGCGTACACACCGTTACCGTGATTCAAGCCCACGGTACATGCCAGCACCCTATTAATGGCTTGATGCAAGGCTTGATGTGAATTTCTACAAACATTACATAGGCGACTTTCAGCGTGACACAGGCCATTTAAGCCTAACTGAGCGTGGCGCTTATTTATCACTTATGCATCACTACTACGCTACTGAAAAACCACTACCAAACAACATAGATGCATTGTGCAGGATAGCTGGCGCAGTAAGTCCTATTGAGCGCAAAGCTGTGAAGGCTGTTATTGGCTTCTTTGAGGTTGTTGATAGTGGGCTGATGCATTCACGCATTGAAGCTGAAATACAAAAAGCTGGTGAGCAGGCAAATACGAATCGTGAAATAGCGCTAGCACGAGAAGCAAAAAGACGTGCTGCAAAAGAAGCAAAGTCAAGCAACGAAGATAGCACGAATCGTGCTGATAACGTGCAACGAAGTGAACACGAAAATAGCACTAACCACACACCAGACACCAGACACCAATTTAAAACCAATAAAGAAACACACACTGTAGAAGATTGTAATGTTTTTGAGAAAACTCCAATCGGCATTGTGTGTGCTGCAATAAAAATTCAATTCGATTTGCAAAACAAAGCGCTCACCGATATGAGCCAATCAAACCCAACGCTCATAGCGCTTATTGATGCAGGCGCTACGGAAGCTGAATTTGTCGATGCAGCAAAGAAGGCCGCCTCTAGTGGCAAAGGGTTTGGTTATGCCCTCGGGATAGTTAAGCGCCAGCGAGAAGAGGCAGCAAAGCTTGTTTTACACAAAGGCGCACTACCAAGCGCACCACAGAAATCACAATCAATTCACGATAAACGCAGTGCAACGGCTAAAGCCATGTTCGGAGATATTACAAATGCAGACAACCAGCCAAGAATCATCGATGTATCAGACTACACAACAGAACCCGATAGATCGCTTATTTCTGCGCATGGCTAGTTTTTACGGCAAGCATTGGATTGATATGTGGTCGGACGTGCCTGTTGATTCTGTGAAAGCGGAATGGCAATTGAAACTATCAGGCATGAGTTCAAAAGCGGTGTTTAAAGCAGTTGATTATTGCGCTGACAATTTGAGATTTCCCCCAACATTGCCAGAGTTTGTGCAGTTATGCAAAGCCAGTTCGCCAAGCGAAATGACCAAAGCAATTGGTAGACAGTTTACGCAAGAAGAGCTGCAAAAGAACCATGAGCGTATGACTGAAATATCAACGTCAATGACGGCAAAAAGTCGCACTGATTTCCGCGCATGGATTAAACCGATTCTGGCTAACCCGAAAGCATACCCAGATATTTCATTGAAGCTTGCAAAAGAAGTTGAGGCGATGACGGCATGAGCAGAATAGTTTGTTGGTTCTCTTGCGGTGTCGCCAGTGCCGTTGCAACCAAGTTGGCAATATCACAATATGGAAAAGAAAACATTGTGATTGTTCGCGCGATCGTGTTTGAAGAACATGAGGACAATGACAGGTTCTCCAAGGATTGTGAAAAGTGGTTTGGCATGCCTATAACACAATTAATTAACAAAAAGTTTAACGGTTCAGTGCGTGAAGTAATTAAGCAGCGAGGTTATATATCAGGCGTAGATGGTGCGCCATGCACAGGCAGGTTAAAGAAAGATTTGCGCATTGATTTTCAATTACCTACTGACAAACATGTGTTCGGATACTGTGCAGAAGAGCAAGACCGTTGGGATAGATTTTTAGATGCAAACAATATTGATGCTGTTTCACCATTAATTGAACGTGGACTAGAACATTCTGATTGTTTGGCAATTATTGAAGATGCTGGAATAGAAATACCGACAATGTACAAACTTGGTTATCAGCATAACAACTGCATTGGGTGTGTTAAATCAACTGGTCAAGGCTACTGGAACAAAATTAGAAATGATTTCCCAGAAACTTTTAATTACATGGCTAAAGAATCAAGACGCTTAAATGTTCGCATGATTCGTATTGAAGAAGAACGGTCATTCCTCGATGAATTAGAGCCTAACACTGGAAACTACCAATCAGAGCCAGAAATTCAGTGTGGAATATTTTGTGAAATGGCAAAGAAGGAGTTGTCCGCATGACCGAGAAAACCTGCAATCAATTCATCAATGAAATGCATGCGGCAGGTTTTAGCTTCACCTACCGCGCAACAAATGGAAATCAAGTATTCACTGGTGAAAAGAAAGCCAACGGTGAGAGTGAAGTGAAAGCAGTAAAGACGGTAGCTCAATCAAGAGCTGAGATTAAACAACTTTTTAAACAAGGATGATGTGATGAAAACATATATCGGCACCAAGATTATCAATGCAATTCCAATGACACGCTTAGCTTACAACGAGTTTCGCGGATGGACATTGCCAGCAAATGAGAACGGTAATGATGAAGGCTATTTAGTCGAGTACAAAGATGGCGGCAAGCCTAACACTGAGCAATATGCAGGCTATGTTTCATGGTCACCTAAAGAGCAGTTTGATAATGCTTACAGAGCAGTTGATGGCTTAAGTTTTGGGCTTGCATTGGATGCAATGGGCCAAGGTAAAAAAGTTGCACGCGCTGGTTGGAATGGCAAAGGCATGTGGATTGCTAAAGGTGAAGGCGCTAAATCATTACCAGCAGAGAAATTCTGGAATAAACATACGCGCAACCATGCTGAATTAAACGGTGGCTCAGCCGAAGTGCTCCCATACATCCTCATGAAAACAGCATCAGGTGAAATTCTTATGGGTTGGCTTGCTAGTCAGTCAGACATGCTTGCTGATGATTGGCAAATTGTAGAGTAACCAGCAGTAATTTTTAATAGAAAAGGATGATGATTATGAGCGAACAGCAAATTGAGCAAGAAATTAAAGCCAAAGGTTTAAATGCACCACGTTTAACGCCAGAACTTATTGATGGTGTGATGATAGGCGGCCAATACTGGCAACCAGAAGGCACAACCTTAACAGTTTGTGTAATCACGCTTAAAAACGGCACGCATGTTGTTGGTGAAAGTGCATGCATTAGTCCTGAAAACTTTGATGCAGAAATTGGTAAAAAAATCGCTTACCAAAATGCACGCGAAAAGATATGGGCGCTAGAAGGCTATTTGCTTAAGCAGTCACTACACGAAGGTGCACGCAAGCAAACAGGTTTCCCGATTCCTGAAACCATTGGCGTAGTTAAAACAGCTGCTGATTCTGTATCGGATTTGGGCTAGGTATGAGCGAGCAACATTCCGATCCATTAGACCTAGGCGCAGACCTTGCGCAGCGTGAGCGTGATGCAGGTGTGGCGGCGATACAGTCCAAGGTTAAGCCAGCTATTAAATCAACTGTATGCCTAGAGTGTACTGGCGAAACTGTAAATGGTGCGCGTTGGTGCTGTGCTAGTTGCCGCGATAAGTGGCAAATGTGGAACCCAGAAGCATGAGCGACTTCACCATAACCAAACGCGCTGATGTAGAGCTATCAGAACAGCAGAAAGAAGTGCTGTACGAGTACCTATTCAGCGTGATTGGTGGTGTATCAGAACAAGACCATAAAGCATGGCGCAGGTTTTGGAAGCGAGTAAACAACCTTGAAGTAGGTGAGATTGTGGACTTCGAGGCGATATTCCCTCGTAACGGTAAGTTTCATCGCAAATTCTTCGCGCTTTTGAACTTTGCTTTTGAGGCATGGCACCCAGAGCGTAAGCACAAACAGTACAAAGGCCAGCCAGTAGCAAAGAGCTTTGAGAGATTCCGTAAAGATGTAGTGATCCAAGCAGGATTTTACGAGCAGACATTCAACCTAGATGGCGAAATGCGTTTAGAAGCGCAATCAATCAGCTTTGCCAGTATGGATGATGTTCAGTTTGAACAGGTTTATAGCGCGGTGGCAACGGTAGTGCTTGAGAAGGTGTTAACAAACTACGCAGGCCGTAATGAATTGGATGATGTGATGAATAAGGTGGTGGGGTTTTTATGAGTAAGAAACGCAATAAAAAATACAAGCCATCACATGCCAGCGTGCCAATGCTAGTTAATCGAGTAATGAATGACACGGTTGAAGGCAAAGAAGAGTTTGCGATGCTCAATGCTTTTCAGTTCGGTACCGCGACACGCGATGAGTACGATTACCTAATCCGCATGGCCAACACATTAAATATTGCCGCTAATTACAAAGCAGACGAAGGGCTAAAAGAATCAGTGAAAGCCATTAACTTTTTAGCTAAGTTGATTTTAGAGCGCTATCAAAGCACAGGTAAGTTTCGAGTGTATAGCGATGAGTTAGCTGCATTACGTAACTTGGTCACGTTCTACGATTCTTTCTGGAAGCGCCAAACAACCAATTTATACAACGATTGCATAGCTGAGTTGAATGCTTTTTATCAAGAGATTGAAGAGAAGAGGGCGGCATGATTAAACCAGCCAAACAACCAAAGCCAAAGAAATGTAAAGCCTGCCCGAAAAAGTTTATTCCGGCCAAGCCTATGCAGTCTGTATGCAATTGGCAATGTGCGGCAGTCCATGCAGAAAACTTACGCATTAAACGTGAGGCAAGTGAAGCCAAGCGCATTAGGAAAGAAACAAAAGCGAAGCTTGAAGAGAGTAGGCCACTATCAAAGTGGTTAAAGATTGTAGAGCGCTACTGTAACCAGTATGTGAAGTTAAGAGATTTTTACGAGCCGTGTATCAGCTGCGGAACGACTAATCCAAAAATTAAATACGATGCAGGGCATTACCGCACTGTGAAGGCAGCACCACAGTTGCGATTTCACCTAGACAACATACACAAGCAATGTAGCAATAACTGCAATGTGCATTTAAGCGGCAATACATTCTATTACCGCCCACGACTGATAAAGAAAATAGGCATGGAGCGATTTGAATTTATAGAGAACTACAACGAGATACACCGCTACACCGTAGATGAGTGTAAAGAATTGATCGCAAAGTTTAAATTAATGATTAAAGAAGCAAAAAAAGAACAAGAAAGGTTAGCAGCGTAATGCCTAAAGATCACAATTATCAACGATACAGCGACATTTTATGTTTTATAAGTACACCAAAGACCAGCAAAGAGATTGCTACTCACTTTGGATGGCACGATAGAAATACCAGATCTCATTTAGGGCGGTTGATTGAAAGCGGATTGGCAATCATTGTTAAAGATGGCACAAAACCTATGCAATATCAGGCATTGGCAGACCACGTATCTAAAGGTGGAATCGTTAAGCAAGTAAGCGAGAAAACGCGCAATCGCGTGATATTGAAAAAAACAGTAGTAGATGAACTTAAGTGGTCGCCAAACATGATTGTTCAGCCAAATAAGAACAAGCGGCTTATTAAACTTCACGAGCAGACGGACGCGCTTCGCAGACAGGAGCACAAGGCGCCAAAAGTTTACATTGGATCAACCATGGGGATGTTTTAGATGAACAAACAGCTAGAAGCCATTTTCAACAATAAAACATCAAGCTGGACTGATTCAGAAGTCATCATCGTGAACGGCATTAAGTGCTGCTACACCGTGATTAAGAATCAAGGCTACTTAGTACATCTGCCTGGTGGTGCAAAAAAGTTTGCGCATGAAATGGTTTTTAGTGGTGACGAGGTAATTTTGCCTGATAGGTTAAGGGGTGAATAGCATGAAAAATTCAAGATATGGTGAATCACATCACAAGCACAAATTAACTTCAAATCAGGTGGATATGCTTAGGCATCTGCATGAAGTGTTTCAGTGGGGTTACAAGCGCCTATCAAAGCTTGCTAAAGTGAGCATCAGAACGGTACGTGATATATTAAGTTATCGCACTTGGTGCAATTGAAAAGAGGACAAAATGAAATATCCATTAAAAATAGTGTTTCAAGAAATGAGTTATTTTGAAATAGAAGATAATGAAGGGAATGTTGTTGCTGATGATGGATCTGCAAACGGTGAATACAGTGCTTCCATGAGCATTGAAACAGCAGAGAGAATGATACTTTGTATGAATGCTTGCAAGAACATACCATCAAAATCGCTTCAATATGTCGTTGATAGTGGCATGACTGATATTTACAAAGAAAAAATAGAAGATTACAAAAAATCAGGTGAGGTAATTACTTACATGGGTACGCCAATACAAGATTTAACGCAAGAAGGTTTGCTGGCTGCAGTAATTGAATTAAATGCTATGTTAAAAAATCGTAGTTTCATATGATGGGTGCGCTAATGATTAATTGGATGGGGTAGGGTGTAATTATTATGAATACTACTGCAATAGACTTCAGTAAAGAAAGCCCTGCATATCAGATAGTAGGTAGCGCAACTGTCAGGCACTATCTTTTAGGTTTGGTATGCATCACTTCATATAGCAATGCGCAAATAGATATGAAGTGGCTTAGAGTGCAGCGAGAGGTTAAAGATCGTAACTTTTACTTTCAATACACATTGCCATTTGCATTTATCAGCGGTGAAACATTACATACGGTTATGTTAGTGCTTAGGAAACGTAAAACACATGGCTAAGTTAAGACCTAATCATAAAATATTTGCAGATGAATGGTTAATAGACCGCAACGGTAAACGTGCGGCTATTGCTGCTGGATTTTCTCACAAGACTGCTGAGCAACAAGCCTCTAGGTTGTTAACAAGTGTTAAGGTAAAGGCATATATTGATGAGCGCTTAATAGACGCTCAAAAGCGTAGAGAAGAAACGCTAGATGATATTCTTAATGAGCTTGATGAGAATAGAAAGGCTGCTTTATCCGCTGAAACTGTGCAAGCTGGTGCGGCTAATCAAGCAACAATGTCAAAGGCTAAGTTGCTTGGTTTTGTTACTGAGAAAGTTGAGCTAACAGGTGAGTTGAGCTTAGCTTCAGAGATAACGAAAGCGAGAGCGCGTGTTCAGTAGGGCTGATATTGATTTAGCGCGTGAGATAGGAAAGTATTATGACGATGCATTAGGCTACGTTATCTTTGCATTTCCGTGGGATAGTAACCCTGCATTGCAATTGGTTGAGCTTGAAGAACCATACAAATCGAGATTCAAGTGTAAATACGGCCCGGATGTATGGGCGTGTGAGTTTCTTGATAACATCAGCAAACAAGTCAAAGCGCACGGATTTGATGGCGTGAATGCCGTTGATGCGATTCGTGAGGCGGTAAGCTCAGGTCATGGCATTGGAAAATCTGCAATGACTGGTTGGTTAGTATCGTGGATTATGTCAACCAGACCTTATGCACAAGGCACGGTCACTGCAAACACTGGCGCTCAGCTTGAAACTAAAACATGGGCGCAGATTCAAAAGTGGGTAAAGCTATCAATTACTGCTCACTGGTTTGAAATCAACACCACTAAGCTTTATCACAAAGAAGCGCCTGAATCATGGTTTTGCTCTGCGCAAACCTGCCGTGAAGAAAATTCAGAATCATTTGCTGGACAGCACGCGGCTAACTCTACCTCGTTTTATATCTTCGATGAAGCATCTGCTGTGCCTGATGTAATTTGGGAAGTGGCAGAAGGTGGTCTAACCGATGGTGAGCCTATGGTGTTTGCTTTCGGCAATCCAACACGTAACAGCGGTAAGTTTCATAGCTGCTTTAATGGACAGCGTAACCGATGGAATACAAGGCAGGTTGATTCTCGCACAGTTAAATTGACCAACAAGAAGCTGATTGCTGAATGGGTAGAAGATTATGGCGAGAATAGCGACTTTGTTAAAGTCCGTGTGCGCGGCATGTTCCCTTCACTATCACTCAAGCAATTCATTTCAACTAATGATGTTGATAATGCCTTTGATAAGCATCTGCGCAAAGACCAATATGATTTTGCACCACGCATTATTACGTGCGATCCTGCTTGGGAAGGTGACGATGAGCTTGTGATTGCCATGCGCCAAGGATTAAAGTTTGAAATACTTAAGACTATGCCTAAGAATGATAATGATATTTATGTGGCTAATATCATTGCGCAGCTAGAAGATCAATATCAAGCGGATGCAGTGTTCATTGATGGTGGTTACGGTACTGGCATCATCTCAGCAGGGCGCACAATGGGCAGGGATTGGCAGATTGTTTGGTTTAGTGGTGCATCAAGCGATGCAGGATGCTTGAATAAGCGTGCTGAAATGTGGAAGCTAACGCGAGATTGGTTGAAAGAAGGTGGCACATTGCCAAAAGACCAACAGTTATACCGTGAATTGATTGGTCCAGAAACCGTGCCGCGCCTCGATGGTAAAATTCAGATTGAATCAAAGAAAGATATGAAGAAGCGTGGACAGCCATCACCAAACAAAGCAGATGCATTGTGCTTAAGCTTTGCTATGCCAGTCGTTAAAAAACCACGTAGCGCGATAGAGAAGTTTGCGCATGGTGCAGTCAATAACAACAACCGAGAGTACGACCCACTCGCCAACTATTAGGGTGCGTTTGCATTTCTAATCAAGTCATAAAATCCATACATAACATCAAAGGAGTTTTGTATGTGTGGATTAGGAAAAAGCCCAAAGATACCGCCACCAGCGGCAGTAGTGCCACCACCTCAAGCAGAGAAAGCACCAGAGCAGGAAACGTTTAAACGTAAGAATGTAGCCAACTCTAAAACAGCAGGTGGCGCAGGTAACTCAGGCACTATTTTAACTGGCTCAGGCGGTGAAATGGTGCCACAAGGCCAACTAGGTTCTAGCACGTTACTTGGCGGCTAATCATGGCTTATAAGTGGGATAAGGATGGGATTATCACTCTTGATGCTTTGCCAGGTGGCGCAAAGGTTGACGTTAACCAATATCAAGGGTTAATGGGGCAGTTTCAAGAAAACCAAAAGCAACGCATGAGCAACTACATGTACTCATCAGCGGCACCTGATGTGCGCCTATCCGATTCAATCAGCAAGTTCGTTTATAAAAATGGCAAGGTTCAAGGCTTTATCCCAGAAATAGAACGCAAGAAAGTTGGCTATTCCAACGAGTATGAAGATGTTGTTGCTAGGGATGGCGGCGTTGTAAATCAGCCAGGTGCTGAGCGAGGTTATTACATCGATGTTGGTGGCTTTGTGTTTGATGAAGCCAGCAAGTCTGGTGATGTAGTTGATGGCTCAGAGGTTGTTTTCAGTATGGATCAAGGCTCACCACTAGCAGAGTTTCGTAATGGTTCACGAACAGAAGGCTATATGCGCCTAGCCACACAACAAGCAAAAACAGCAGACAGCCTAAGACTAGGCAATCAATCTGGCACAGCTTCAGCAAGTATTCGCCAAAATGCACAAAGAAGGACATTGCTATAATGGAAGAAAATAAAAGAGAGCGATACCTCAAGCGCAAGCAGGCTTTGTGGAATGAGCGAAGCAGTTACTTAACCCATTGGCGCGAGATTAGCGATCACATCATGCCTCGCACTGGCCGATTCTTTGAATCAGACCGTAACAATGGTAAGAAGAAACACAACAACATCATCAACTCAAAAGCGACACGTGCATTAAACACGTTAGCTTCAGGCATGATGGCAGGCATGACTTCACCAGCTAGGCCGTGGTTTAGATTGGCCACGCCTGATACTGACTTAATGGAGTTTGAACCTGTTCGCACTTGGCTTGATAAGACTTCAAAAATCATGCGTGAGATATTCGCACGTTCAAATACCTATAACTCATTGCATCAAATGTACCTTGAGCTTGGCGCTTACGGTACGGCCTTTAGCTTTGTTGCCCCTAACTTTGATGATGTATTGCGCCATTTCCCGATGACGGTAGGCGAGTATGCATTGGCGATTGATTCAAACCAGCAAGTGAAAACGGTTTATCGTGAGCTGCCGATGACTGTTAGCCAAGTGATTCAGGAATTTGGCAAAGAGAATGTCAGTGCCAGTGTGATTAATAAATATGATGCAGGCAATTTAGATCAATGGTTGACGGTCATTCATGTGGTTGAACCACGCTATGATCGTGAGTACGGCAAAAAAGATGCAAAGAACAAAGCATTCAAGTCTATCTATTTTGAAGCAGCGGCAGATGGAGGCAAGGTGCTGCGTGAATCAGGATTTGATGAATTCCCAGGCTTAGCACCACGCTGGATGGTATTGCAAGGTGATGTGTATGGCAGTTCACCAGGCATGGAAGCGTTAGGCGATGTGAAGTCATTACAGCATAAAGAGCTTCGTAATGCGCAATGCATTGACTATCAAACAAAACCACCGATTCAAGTGCCTATCAACATGAAGGGGCAAGAGGTGAATAGCTTGCCTGGCGGTGTTGCTTACTACGACAGCAGTACTCAGAACAGTGGTATTAAAACTCAGTTTGAAGTCAATCTAAATCAGCAATATTTGATGATGGACATAGACCGTACTGAGCGCAGAATAGATCAAGCGTTCTATGCAGACTTATTCATGATGCTTGCCAATGACAATCGTTCAGGGATTACCGCAACCGAAGTAGCAGAGCGCCATGAAGAGAAGATGCTAATGCTTGGGCCGGTATTAGAGCGTTTGCATAATGAAATGCTTAATCCACTCATTGATATAACGTTTGCCAGAATGGTACAAGCAGGCATATTGCCACCTGCGCCACCAGAGCTATCAGGCCAAAACTTGCAAGTTGACTTTGTTTCTACATTGGCACAGGCTCAGCAATTAGTCGGCTTAGGTTCGCTTGACCGCTACGCAATGACAATAGGCTCAATTGCGCAAATGAAACCAGATGTGCTTGATAAGTTTGATGCTGACCAGTTTGCCGATGTGTATGCACAGCGATTAGGTGTTGATCCAAGCGTATTGGTTGCCGATGATAAGGTGGCAATCATTCGCAAGAGCAGGCAAGAGCAAATGGCGCAACAGCAACAAATGGCAATGATGCAACCGATGGCTGATGCTGCCGCAAAGATTGGAAGCATTGAAACTGAAGCAGGTAACAGCAACGCTTTAGCAGATGTCATGCAAGGCCTTACTGGCTATACAACATAACTAGGAGTAATAAAATGTCTTTATCAACTAATTTAACAGCGACAGGTGACATTTCTACTGTTCACTCTGATCTGATTGGGTTTTATGTGAATAGCACAACATCAGGCACGATTGTTTTAAAAAGTGGCGGTGCAAGTGGCACAGCACTAGGTGGCACAATCACGCCAGCAGTAGGCTTTCATCAATTTCCTGCCAATGGTGTTAATGGTTTGCATGCCACTATCGGCGGCACATTAAACGTTACATTCTTTTATCGAAAACTCGTCTAGTACAAGTTAGATTAAATCAAGCTCACTTCGGTGGGCTTTTTTTACGTCTATAGGGGTGCGTTTACCTTTTTTTATTGGCTTTATTCTTTAGTCATGAGCAAGCAAGACTACGACCCATTAAGCGCTGACATATCCACTGATACCAGCAAAGAGCAAAAGAACAAGCGTGCAAAAGAGCTTGAAGATTTGCGTTTTGTATTGAGCGATCAGAGAGGTCGCAGAGTGATTAACAGGCTGCTTGCTAAAACAGGCGTATATCGCAACCCATTCACTGGCAACAGTGAAACGTATTTTCGGTGCGGTGAAATGAATGTTGGGCAATACGTGATTGCAGAAGTGCAAGCGGTATCACCTGACAGCTACGCTAATTTACTAAAGGAGTTTAAAGAAGATGGCAACTGAAGATACAGCAACAGCTCAGGGTGACACCAACGCTGAAGCTAGTGCAGACGCTACAACCTTGCAGGCCACAGAAGCACAAGCCGAAACATCCACTGCAACTACCGACACGCAGGAAGATGGTTCAAAGAGTGAAGATTCAACGGCTGAGAACCAGCCAAATGATGTTGATTACGACTTCACTTTACCTGAGGGCTTTACCGCAAATGAGGAACTGGCTGGTGAATTAAAGGCACTTGCGAAAGAGAACGGTTTAAGCAAAGACGCTGCGCAGAAATTCGCTGATTTGGGCGTGAAGATGCAACAGCAACAAGCAGACCAATGGCAGACGCAAGTAGATCAATGGGCAGAGGATGTGAAAGCAGATAAAGAGTTAGGCGGTGAAAAGTTTGATGAAAACATTGCACTGGCTAAACAGGCGCTTGACAAGTTTGGCGGTCAAGACTTGAAAGATTTACTGCAATCAACAGGCTTTGGAAACCACCCTGCGATCGTGAAAGCTTTTTACAACATTGGTAAGTCGGTAAGTAATGACGCGCTTGTGATTAGCAATGGTACTGCAAAAGATACCAAATCTACCGCAAGCATTATGTTCCCAAATATGAATTAAAGAGAGGTAATAATCATGGCTGCATTAAGCACAATTCACCCTACGCTTCTTGATGTTGCAAAGCGTCTTGATCCTGATGACAAAATTGCAAAAATCGTAGAAATTTTAAACGAACAAAACCCTATCATTGAAGATATGGTTTGGCTAGAAGGCAACTTGGCTACTGGTCATCGCACCACTGTTCGTACTGGTTTGCCTGAGCCTACATGGCGCAAACTGTACGGTGGTGTTCAACCAACTAAATCACGTACAGCGCAAATTACTGATTCTTGCGGTATGTTGGAAGCTTACGCTGAAGTTGACAAAGCATTAGCTGATTTGAACGGCAATACAGCGGCGTTCCGTATGTCAGAAGATTTGGCACACATTGAAGGTATGAACCAAGAGTTTGCATCTACCTTGTTCTACGGTACTGCTGATGCCCCTGAAGAGTTTATTGGCTTCGCACCGCGCTTCAATGACCAATCTGCGGCAAACGGTGAAAACATCATCACATCTGCTGATACACCAGACGGTACAGACAACTCAAGCATTTGGCTAATCGGTTGGGGCGCTAATACCGTTCACGGCATCTATCCTAAAGGCTCAAAAGGTGGATTGCAAATGACTGATAAAGGTCAAGTCACCATTGAAAACGTGGATGGTTCTGGCGGTCGCATGGAAGCATACCGTTCGCACTATCGTTGGGATTGCGGCTTATCAGTGCGTGACTGGCGTTATGTAGTGCGTATCAACTATGACGCAGAAGACTTAACCAAAAACGCAAGTGCTGGCCCTGATTTAATTGATTTGCTTTCACAAGCAACTGAGTTAATTCCATCACTATCATCATGCCGCCCAGTGTTCTACGGCAACCGTAAAGCATTGAGCTTCTTGAAGCGCCAAATCGCAAACAAAGTGGCTGCCTCTACTTTGACTATGGAAACAGTAGGCGGTAAGCATGTAACTATGTTTGAGGGCGTTCCGTTTAAACGAGTTGATGCGATCACTAACGCTGAATCAGGCATTTAATTTAAGGGGAATAACATGATTTTAGACAAACGTACAGAATTTGCAGATGCAGTCGCTTTAAACACTGGCGCTGCTGGCACTTATCTGATTGGTAGCCAAATTGACATTAGTGAAGCGCGTGATATTGGCAACGGTTCACCGCTTTATCTAGTGGCAACAGTGGCAACAGGTATTGAAGTGGCGGCATCAACAGGCACAGTAGCATTCAAACTGGCTTCTGATGATTCAGCGGCAATCAGCACAACTACTTCAACCGTGCATTTCACTTCACCTGAGTTTGCGACAAGCACAACAAGCGACACGACAACTTTAGCGGCTGGCACAGTGTTGTTTGCAGTTGCTTTACCAATTGAAGGTAATGCTTACGAGCGTTATTTGGGCATCTTGCAAGTAACAGGCACAACAGCTATTTCAGCAGGTGCAATTAATGCGTTCCTAACCACTGATGTTCAAAAGTGGAAAGCTTACGCTGACGCGATTTAAGGGGATTGAACATGCCTAAAAAAGTAGAAGCATTAGCAAATGGGTTTTGTGATGGCAAACGTAGACGCAAAGGCGATGTATTTGCAATCGCTGATAACGTCAAAGTCGGCAAGTGGATGAAGGTACTAAAAGATGTGCCTTCAGAAGCCTCACAGCAAGCTGATAACGGTGAAAAAGATGCATTGATCGAGAAAGCGAAAGCTTTGGGTATCGCTGCAACTAAGAACTGGGGGGTTGATAAGCTAAATGGTTCTATTGCGGAAGCAGAAGCGGCATTGGCAGAAGCCTCACAGCAAGCGTAATAACCGTGAGAAGGGCTTTCATTAGCCCTTCTTACAAGGTGATTTTAAAAGAGATTGCCTTGTAAGAATTATCACCAGAGAGGGATTTTCAATGAACATCAATTATATCAATGGCGTTGTAGTCGGTTACTTTCTAGTGAATTGGGCACTGGTATTAAACCTATTGGCAAGCAATAAAGTAGGTGTTGTATTGGCAGTGATTAGCATGGCATCGGCTTACTTTCTTGAATCAATACGATGTGGCACTGATGAAGAATTATCGTCATTGGCCAATAAGATTCTTGGCGCAGTGATGATGATTAGCGTGTTTTTATCCTATGTTTCTTGGCTTAGCGTTTAGGGGCAATCATGGCTTCAGTCGTTGACATTGTAAATCTTGCACTAGCTAGGCTTGGCGATTCTGCCACAGTCACCAGTATAGACCCACCAGAAGGCTCAGCACAGGCAGAGCAAGCCAAACGCTTTTATCCGATTGCGCGTGATAACTTGCTTGAATTGCATGCTTGGAACTTTGCCACTAAACGTATTAGCTTGGCAGCAACCAGTGATGTAGCCCCTGATGCATGGGCATTCACCTATGCAGTGCCATCAAACTACATTCGTGCGCTTGCCGTTTATCCAGAGCAAACCAATAGCGAAGCAGATCAGCAACCATTCATCATTGAAACAAATGAGCTTGGTCAGTTGGTTTTATACACCAATGTCGAGAATGCTACGCTCAAATACATTTCATTGATTACCGATACCACTAAATTCACACCGCTGTTTATCAATACGCTTTCATTTATGTTGGCAAGCTTTTTGGCAGGCTCGCTGATTAAAGGCGATACAGGCATGAAGATTGCCGATGCCATGTATAACAAGGCCATGCAGATGCTTAATGTTTCGGCTGGCAAAGATGCGTCAGCACGCAACTACGATGCACAAAGAACGCATGTGCCTGGTTGGGTTCAAGACTATGGCGTATCAGATCAGCGCAGTATTTATGAAGCTGATGGTCGCATTCTCAGGGGTTAGTAATGCCATCAACCAAAACCATCCAGCGTAGCTTCGTAGGCGGCGAAATAGCGCCTGAATTATTTGGTCGTATTGACTTAGATAAGTATCAATCAGGCTTAGCAGAGTGTTTAAACTTTGTGATATTACCGCATGGACCAGCACAGAATCGTGCAGGTTTTAGCTACATTCTGCAAACCAAGTTTCAGGATAAGAAAGCCAATCTTATTGAGTTTGCCTTCAGTACAGAGCAAACCTACATATTAGAGTTTGGCGATCAGTATATTCGTTTTCATACTAATGGCGGTACGCTACTTAAAACTGGTCTGAATATCAGTGCAATTACGCAAGCAACCGAAGGCGTGTTGACCTATTCAGGCACCGATCCTGCTAACGGCACATGGTTTTATTTGTCTGGTATTACTGGCATGGTTGAATTGAATGGTCGCTATGTGGTGGTTTCTGATGTAGATGCAGGCGCAAACACCTTTAAGCTTAAAGACTTGCGTGGTAATTACATTGATACCACTGGCATGACTGCCTATGTATCAGGCGGCACGATTGCTGAGGTGTATGAGATAGCGTCACCTTACCTTGAAGCTGACTTGTTCAATATTCATTACGTGCAATCCGCTGATACTTTAACTTTAGTGCATCCTAGCTATCCACCTGCTGAGTTGGATAGAACTACATCAACCACATTCACCTTAACAAACATTAGCTTTATTCCTAGCATTAGCGCACCAACTGGCGTAACAGCAACAGCGACAACAGGCACAGGTAGCGTGGTTTATAACTACGTGGTAACGGCTATCTCAGACGAGGCGCTAGAAGAATCGGTGGCATCAACTGCTGATGATATAACCAATAACCTTGCAACAGCAGGCAATAAAAATACAATCACATGGACTGCGGTCACTGGTGCGATTCGATACAACGTTTACAAAGAGAAGAATGGTCTATTTGGATATATTGGTCAAGCTTCTGGCACGGCGTTTGTAGATGATAATATCATTGCTGATGTAACACGCACACCACCTGAAGCTGAAAATCCATTTAGCGGTGCAAATGATTACCCTGGCGCAGTATCTTACTTTGAACAACGCAGATGTTTTGGCGGCACGAATAACAAACCACAAAATCTATGGATGACACGTTCAGCCACAGAATCAAACCTTAACTACTCCATCCCTACACAAGACGATGATGCGATTTCACTGAGAATTGTTTCACGAGAAGTGCAGCGTATTAGAAATATCGTGCCGTTAACTGAGTTGCTTATTCTCACCAGTGGCGGTGAATGGAAGATTAGCACGCAAAACAGTGATGTGTTAACGCCATCATCTGTGACGGTCAGGCCACAGTCTTACAACGGTTGTACTGATGTGCAGCCAGTGGTCGTGAATAACAGTGGTATTTATGTGCGTGCTCAGTCAGGCCGCTTGCATGATTTGGCTTATAACTTTGAAGTGAGTGGCTTCAAATCAAATGATTTATCACTGATTGCACCACATTTGTTTGATGGCTTTACCATTGTTGATATGTGTCTAACAAGAACGCCTGTGCCAGTGGTGTGGGTGATTCGTAATGACGGCAAGTTACTTGGCATTACTTACATGCCAGAGCAAAAAGTGTTTGCATGGCATCAGCATGAAACCGATGGCTTGTTTGAATCGATTGCTGCCGTCAATGAATCTGGCCGTGATGTTCTGTATGTGACTGTTAAGCGAACCGTAGATGATGAAGTGGTGCGCTATATTGAGCGCTTATCGGACCGACTAATAGATACGCTTGAAGAAAGCTTTATCGTTGATTCAGGGCTGACATATAGCGGCACAGCGGCTACGGTGATTAAAGGATTACATCATCTTGAAGGTAAAACCGTAGTGGCGTTATCAAATGGTGCGGTAGTTAAAGATTTAACGGTAGAGAATGGTCAAATCACCTTGCCACAATCAGCCACATTGGTCCATGTTGGCCTGCCTATCACCTCACGCATTAAAACATTACCGGTAAGCTTTGAAGGTCCTGCGCTTGGTCAAGGCGTGTTGAAGAACATCAATGAAACTACATTGCGAGTTTATCGCACCAGTGGCGTGATGGTTGGTTATGACACTAACAATCTAGTGCAATTCAAACAAAGAACGATTGAGCCTTATGGTTCACCGCCAAACTGGATCACCGATGAAATTGATATTGCTATCAAGCCTGATTGGAATAGTAGCGGCCAAGTAGTGATTCAGCAAACAGACCCTTTGCCAGTGACGGTATTGAGCATGGTGATGGAAGTGGCGCTAGGTGGGTAAAGATTCGGTAAAGGTTGAGCTTAGAGCACCTACGCAAGCTGATGTTGATTTACTCATTGCCAATATTCGCCATGATGATAAGCAAGAGCTTGACGCTTCACATGGTGACTATCAAAAAGCGATTCAGCTTTCTTACGAAAAATCAAAGTACAAGTGGGCCATCTATGCAGGCGGTGAATTTGTGTGCCTATTTGGGATGCATCCACTAGGTTTGCTCAGTGATACTGCATTGATATGGATGCTAGGCACAGACCAGATTGAGAAAAACAAGGGTGCGTTTATACGCCATAGCCAAGAGTATATTAAAGCCATGTTAAGTGTATCGCCTGTGTTAACCAATTGGTGTGATGTGCGGAATAAGAAAACCGTTAGATGGTTAAAACTCATGGGCTTTACCTTTTTTGAAGCCGAACCTTACGGTGTAAAAGGCTATCCGTTTTATAGATTTGAATTAAGGGGTTAGTATGTGCGGAATTCCAGCGGCATTAGCAACCGCGCCATCATGGTTAGGCACAGCATCCACAGTTGCATCTATCGCAGGCGTTGGATTGCAGGCATTTAGTGCATTTCAATCAAGCCAAGCGGCTAAAGAATCCTATGATTATCAATCTACAGTAGCGCGGAATAATGCCATTACTGCTGAATATCAAGCGCAAGACGCTATCAAACGTGGTCAAGTAGCAGAAGAACAGCAAAGACGCAAAACAGCCATGATGAAAGGCAGTCAAACGGCTAGATTAGCTGCTAATGGCCTTGATATTTCAGAAGGTTCAGCACTACAAATTCTATCTGATACTGATTGGATGGGTGAGCAGGATGCTTTAACTGTACGTGATAACGCAAACAGAGAAGCAAGTGGCTATCGTCAGCAAGGGCAAAACTACAATTCAAACTCAGATTTGCTAGCGGCTCGATCACAAGCAGAAAGCCCTTTAATGGCAGCAGGTTCAACATTGCTGAATGGCGCGGGTACGGTTGCTGATAAGTGGTACAAGATGAGCGATAGTAAACCTAAGGGCGATACTACTAAGACAACCAGCGGCAATAAGTTGTGGAGCACGCCTTAATGCCTACCGTTCCTACCTATGACAACAATGTCCAACAAACAAGACCATTAGATGGCACAAAGCAATCTTCAATTGCCTCGCCTGAGTTGTTTGCTGGCATAAGTGGGGCAAACAATACATCAGCACTTGGCAAAGCGCTTAATAGTGTTGGTGATGTGCTTGATAAAAGACAAGATGAAATAGACACAGCAACAGCTTTAAATGCCGAGGTATCGACACGCGAAGCTTATATGCAGTTTCAGTCTGAGGCTAGAACGCGCAGAGGCTTGGCGGCTGATGGCTTAGCTAAAGATGCTGAGAAGTGGTGGGATGACCAAGCTAGATTAGTCACTGAAAAAATGACACCTAATCAGCAACGGTTATTTAAGAACCGCATGCAAGGCACAAGGCTTTCAACCTTAGATTCGCTATCACAATACCAAGACGGTCAAGTACGTGCGGCTAAACAAGAGGGCGCATTAGCTTCGATTGATTCTTCTATCAAACTAGCGCTTGATGATCCAAATAATGCAGGGCTTGCATCAGAAGCCATGCGTACTATTCAAATCACCGTCAGCAAATTAGCGGCAGAGAATGGCGATGCCCCTGAAAAAGCACAAATGGATATGCTGAAATACACCAGCCAATACCATTCAGGCGTGTTGCAAAACATGATTGATGGGAATCCAGAACGAGCGCGTGAGTACATGAATAAATATGGCGCTCAGATGCTACCTGCTGCGCGTGGGCAGTTTGATAAAAGCCTTGAAGTGGCTGAGCGTAATGTCAAAGTATTTGGTGAAGTATCAACGGCAATGGGTACAGCTAAAAGTGAATCAGAAGCATTGGCAATGGTGCGCGAGAAGTTTGCAACTGATGCAGACGGTATGAGGTTAGCCGTCAATGAAGTGAAAACACGTTACAAAGAGCAAGAAGAAGCAATGCAACAATCGCAAAAACAGGCTTTTGATAGAGCTTGGGGCATTGCTATTGATTCAGGCAAAGGCCGTAGAGGGGTTGATGCACAAACATGGTCCATGCTCACCCCTCAGCAACGTGATTCTATTGATGATGAACTCTATCAACGCGCAGAGCGTAGCCGTGTTGCAAAAGACAGAGATGATGCCAAACAAGACAAACAGAACACTGATGCTGCATGGGAAAACTACTATGCCATTCGTCAGCAAGCCAGAGATAACCCAGAAGCATTCAAAGGTCGTGATTTACGCCTAGACTTTAAAGCAATCCCTAAAGAGAAGCGCGAAGAATTGATTGATTTGCAGGCTAAGAAGCCAGATGAATTGAAAGATGTGACTACGCTTGATGGTCAGATCAGCTTAACCGTTGGCGCGTTAGGCATTAAAGATGCAAGCAAGTACAAGTTTGAAAGCGTTATCCGTGATGCGGTACTCACTGAGCAGAAAAAACAAGGCAAGCCATTGGGTGAAGAGGCGAGGCAAAAGATTATTGACCGCATGGTCATTGATGGTGAAGTGCCAGGTGGTTCATGGTACAGCAATGATAAAGAAGGTCGTGCTTACGAGTTTTACGGCACGCCTGATGCGAATAAGTTTATCCCTAGCGATGACGCTATCAAACAGCGCTTTGAAAAGAATAAAGGCCGCGCACCAACATCAGAAGAATTGAAAGCAATTAAAGCAAATTTAGCAAATAAGGGGTAAAACGTGGCATTAGATGATTTAGATTCTGCAATCAACATAGCCACAGGGGAAGTTACCAAAAACGATGACCCATTATCACGGCTAGATTCTGCGATTGATAATGTAGTCACCACGCAGAAAAAGCGTGCGGCAACCGTCACAGGGATTGCAACCAAATTTAATCCAGACCAAATAGCACAATCAAGAGCATTAGGCCGTCAAGTTGGCTTGCCTGATGATATTGCAGAGCGCAATCCTGATGAAGTAAGACGCAGATTCATTACGCAAAAGGTATCTGAGCTTTACGACACCTCACCAGTATTAGGCCGCAAGCTTTCTGATCCAGCCTTTGCAAAACTAAGCCATGATATTACTGATGAACTGGCAGGCCAAGAGAGTGCAATCAAGCAACTAGCATTGACTAAGCAAGGTTTTCGTGAAGCCTCTGAGTTAAGTCGTGCCATGAGTGACCAGCAGTTTAGCAATATCATTGAGCGCGGTAGAGATAGAGTAGTAGAGCGCGGCATCGGTGATGTAGTGGGTAGCTTTGGCCGTTCTATTGCGGCAGGCTCTACAGGCAGAATCGGGCAAGGCGTTTATGGCACATTGGCTTCACCGTTTGGCGTATTATCCCCATTGCTAGACCCATTAGTTGGCACAGTATTACCAGCTAACCCATTGCGTGTTGCTGAGCAAGGCTTACTCAATTTATCTAAACAACAATCAAATGTTGCTGATGCGATTGCAGGTGATAGAAGTGAGCAAGGCTTTGTAGAAGGTGCAGTCAATAGTGGATTTGAATCACTAGGTATGAACTTGCCGCCATTGTTAGCAGGCGTGATAAGCAACAATCCATCATTGGCATTAAATGCGATGGTTTCATTAACTGGCGGCCAAGAGTTTGCCAAAGCGCGTGAGCAAGGTTTAGGTGCAAATCAGGCATTAACTTATGCAGGTTCGCAATTAGGTGTTGAATACTTCACAGAAAAGCTACCGGTTGACACTCTGTTTAAAGGATTGCGTGGTGAAACTGGATTATTAAAAACCTTATTGCTGAGCAACGTGCAAGAACAAATTGGTGAACAGGCTGCTACGGTATTGCAGGATTTGAACGAATGGGCGGTATTAAACCCTGATAAACCATTTGCTGAGTATGTGAAAGAGCGCCCTGATGCTGCGCTACAGACAGCCATTGCTACCCTAGTCGGCACAACAGGACAGGTGGCGATTGCTAAATCTATTGAAGTGGCTGGCAACTACGTTTCAACCGAACAAGAGAAGCTGCAGTATCAAAGCGAGGCCGCCAACACCTCAATGGAAGCCTTTGCTAATATCCAACAACTAGCGGCACAATCAAAGCTCAAGCAACGTTCAGCACAAGACTTTGCAACTTTCTTACAAGAGGCAGGCGGTGAGAATGGTTTAGATGAAGTTTACATTGATGCACGCACCTTTGTAGAAGAAGCTGAAAAGCAAGGCGTTGACCTAAACACTTTAATGCAATCATCACCAGTGATTAATCAGCAGCTGCAAGAGGCAATCGCGCAGGGTGTTGACTTGGTTATACCAGTGGGTGAGTTTGGTGCGTCTATTGCTGGCACTGAATTTGGTGGTGCGATACTCCAACACTTACGCGCAGATGAAAACGGCATTAGTGCATTTGAGGCTAAAACACAGCTAGATGATGCAGTAAATGAGTTGCAGAAACAGGCTGAAACTATTGCACAGCAATACCAAGATAACGAGGCTTGGCAACAATCAGTTACTGAGGTGAGTGATAACCTATTGGGCCAACTTAATGCCGTAGGTAGATTCACCCCTGAAAGCAATCAGGCTTATGTGCAAGGTTTAGTTGCGCCATGGTATTCAACACTAGCAAGTAACTTAGGCATCACGCCTGCTGAAGCATACGCACGCTATCCCTTGCAAGTAAGTGGTAATGTAACGGCTAACGGCTTTGAGCAGAATGATATAGTCGGCAAGAATGAAGCATTGAGTAGTTTATCTAAGCTATCACAAGTGGTTTACGATGAAACCTACACGCCACAAGATGCTTATGATGCGTTGTATGAGGCGGCTAATCCTAAACAAAAAACGGTTTTACGAGCCTTATCAAAAGAGCAGATGCTTGGGTTTGAATATCCACATCAGGCGCTAGATGAATTAAGGCGCAATCCTGAAGCTTACCAAACATCACCAGCGTTCAAAGGCATATTGACTAAGGCAGGGAATAATCAGTTTAATCAAAATAATGTATCAATAAGCGCATTAACAGAGTTATCAAAAAAATATGATATGGAAGTTGATAATGCTGAGAACCCTTATACTAAAGATATAGGGCAGCCTTCATTAATCAAATTTAATGATGCGTATGTGCAGTTGAGTGTTAAGGAAGATTCTGAAAATATCTATGTTACTAATATTCACACTAAAAAAGTTGATGATTTAACAGTGCAGGCTAAAGGAACTGGCCGAGGAACTGATGTATTAAACTCATTAAAAGAATATTCTGATTTAACTGGCAAAAAGTTAGCAATAGTTGATGCCGTAGAATCTGCAACTTCATACTATGAAAAACTGCAATATCTGAAAAGAGAATCAGTAACTTTAGAATTTGAAGGTGAACCTTATACCCCATTATATAGCTACACATATACGCCTAAATCAAACAATCTAAATCAGTCTGAATCACAGATTGATACGCCTGAGTTTAAAGCATGGTTCGGTGATAGTAAAGTAGTTGACGCTGATGGTAAGCCGCTGGTTGTTTATCATGGCAGCCCTGACATGCGTTTTATGAACGAGGACGCAGTTTTTAAAAGCCAGAAAGATCGACTTGGCTTTGGTGAAAATAAGGGTGCTCATTGGTTCACGCCATCTCGTCAAACCGCCCTAACTTACGCTGACCCTCGGCGCGCGTTTGACTACCAGCGCGCCGAGGAAGGCGTTATCCCAGCTTATCTCAAAATGCAGAACCCTCTAATAGTTGAAGCTAATGGAGCCAACTGGAGAGATGCACAACGGCGTGGCAAAACAGGAGAAGTGATCGAGGTCGCAAGGAGCAATGGGCATGACGGAGTAATCATCCGAAACGTAAAAGATGACTACAATAACGGCATCGGCACTCGCCCGACAGACACATACGTCGTTTTTGAGTCGACCCAAATCAAATCCGCAATTGGTAACCGTGGAACATTTGACCCTAATGATGCGAATATACTGAATCAGCAAGCACGCGGCCAAATATCATTCAGCAACGACATTACGCAAGGAGCAAACATTACCCTGCTTAAAAATGCCGATGCTTCAACATTCATTCATGAGCTAGGCCATTTCTTTTTAGAAGTCTATGCTGACGTAGCCAGCAAGCCAGATGCCCCTCAAGTGATTGTAGATGATATGAACCAGTTATTTAATTGGTTTGGCATTGAATCTACTGAGCAACCGGCAATTGATGTATGGCGCAACATGACGTTAGACCAAAAGCGCCCATATCACGAACAGTTAGCGCGAGGTTTTGAGCAGTATGCAATGGAAGGTAAAGCCCCTACGCTTGAATTAAGTAGAGTATTTGCTAAGTTACGTTCGTTCATGCTATCTGCTTACAAATCATTAAAACAATTCTTTGAGCGTAGCGGTGACCCATCGTTAACACCTGAAGTGCGCCAAGTGTTTGACCGTATGCTTGCTAGTGATGATGCCATCAATAAAGCTGAGGCAGTGCGTGGCATGATGCCGATGTTTGCTTCAATGGAAGAAGCAGGCATGAGCGTAGATGAATATGCTGAGTACCTGCAAAACCAGCAAGATGCTACCGATGAGGCTAAAACACAATTAACAGCACGCTCATTGCGTGATATGAAGTGGCTGCAAGGTGCGCGTAGTCGTGTATTGCGTGATTTACAACGTCAAGCCGATGCTGAGCGCAGAGCTGTGCGCATGGCGGTCAGACGCGAGGTGATGACGCAACCAGTCTATCAAGCCTATTCATGGCTAAAACAAATCCCTGATGAAAGCAAAGCGCAACAAGCCGAGAAGGTTAAAGCGACCAAAGGCGTTGATGTTGAGAAAGATAGTTTATATACCGCGATTGCTAAACTAGGTGGTTTGAATCGTGAGCTTGCGGCTTCTGAATGGGGAATTGACCCTAAAGATAAATTCGATTCAGGCGTATTTGGTAAGCCTGTATTGCGTAAAGAAGGTGGTTTGTCACCTGATGCGATGGCTGAAGCATTGGCACAATATGAATATCTAACCTTAGATGAAAACGGCAAATGGGATTTACGCGAGTTTGAAGATAAGTTTTTTGAAGAGGCAAAAGGTGAGCGCCAATACAGTTTATTTGCAGAAGGTGAGCAATACCGTAAGTGGCAGGAATCCATCTATGATGAACAAGAGCGCGTCAGACTTGATGCATTTGGTAAAGGTAAATTAGACCTGAACAGCATGAAAGCGATGTATGGCGAAGATGGTGATTGGCGTAATCTTGGCATAGGTCGCACTGGCATGGTGATGCAAACAGGCAATCCACCTGATGCGGTAGCGGAACTATTCGGCTTTAACAGTGGCGATCATCTAGTAAAGTCATTACTAGCGGCTGAGAATCCTAAAGCATTGGTTGAGCGATTAACGAATGAGCGCATGCTGGCTGAGTTTGGGGATTTGGTTGATGCTAAGAAAATGAACGAAGCGGCTGATAAGGCCGTGCATAACGAAGTGCGTGCAAGAGTATTAGCAACTGAGCTATCTGCGCAGAATAAAGCACTAGGCAATCGCAGAATATTAGAGGCGGCAGCGAAAGAGTATGCCAATCGTCAAATTGCTGGCACATTAGTCCGTGATTTGAAGTCATCTAAATTCACTAGGGCTGAATCTAAATCGGCAAAAATGGCAGATAAAGCAACGCGAAAAGGTGATACGCAAACTGCGGTGCAAGCTAAGCGCGATCAGTTATTGAATAACCGTGCAGCAAAGGCCACGCTAGATGCGAATGATAAGGTAGATGCTACGCTTAAATACTTTAAGAAGTTTGACAGCGAGGGCGTGCGCAAGAACCTTGATATTGAATATATTGAGCAGATTGATGACATTTTAATGAGGTTTGATTTACGTTCAGGCCAATCGTTACGTGCTATCAATAAACGAAAATCGTTAGTGCAATGGGTAGAAGGCCAGAAAGAAATTGGCTTATCACCAGTGATTGATGAAGATTTATTAAATGAAGCAAGGCGCACCAGTTATAAAGACCTGCCGTTTGAGCAATTCATGGCACTGGCTGATTCTATCCGCAACATTGAACACTTAGGTCGATTAAAGAAAACACTGCTAACGGCTAAAGACAAGCGTGAGTTTGCTGAGCGCATGACTGAAGCGCGAGAATCAATTAATAATAATGGCAATCGCATTGTGCCAGAGCGTGCAACACCGAATGACTTTATTGGTAAAACGGCTAGATTTGGCAGACGCTTTTCTGCAGCGCACCGTAAATTCTCAAGCTTTATGCGTGAGTTGGATGGTGGTAAAGACTTAGGTGTGATGCAGGATATGCTTTTATATTCTATGTATGAAGCAGGAAGCCTTGAAACTGATTTACGTGCTAAGGCGACTGATGATATGCAACGCCTATTTGCTACGATTGAAGGCACACTAGATAAGGCAGTCGGTAACTTGTATGCAATTAAACGCATAGTGCCTGGTACGAATATCAGCCTTACCCATGAACAGCGCATTATGTTTGCTATGAATTGGGGTAATGATGGCAACCGTCAACGTTTACTTGATGGTGGCTTAGAAGGTACGCGATCAATTAGCAACGAAGATGCATCAGCTATTTTAGATACCATTACTAAGGATGAATGGGATTTTATTCAAGGCACATGGGATTACATCGCAACATTCAAGCCGATGATTGCTGAACAAGAGCGTAAACTCACAGGCCGTGAACCAGTATGGATTGACCCATCGCCTGTGAATACCAAGTACGGCACTTATGCTGGTGGTTATTTCCCTGCTAAGTATGATGCGCAAATGTCCACACGCTCAGAGAGTTTGGAAGCGGTGACTGATTTGCGGATGGCAATGAAAGGTGCGTTTAATAGCTCAGGCACGCGCGATGGTTATACGCAAGCGAGGGCTGAGGCAGTCAAAGGCAGACCAATACTATTAAGCTTTGATACCATTTCACGCCATATTCATGAAGTCACGCATAGGTTAGCATGGCAAGAATGGTTAACCGATGCAACGCGCGTAGTGACTGCGCTTGATGGAAGCATTCGTGAACGTTTAGGGGCTGAAGCCTTACAGGAAATTCATCAACACATTCGTGATGTAGCGATAGGTGATGCGCCTGTGACTGGTACAACTGATGTGCTTTTGTCACGCATTAGAACAGGTACATCAATCGTAGGTATGGGTTATCGCGTTAGCACTGCATTACTGCAACCATCTGGCATATTCCAATCATGGGGCAGGTTAGGCATTGGCGCGGTGGCTAATGGCATTAAAACTGTATTGAAAAATCCAGTAAAAACGAACGAGTGGGTAATGGAAAACTCACCGATGATGCGTAACCGTGCGCGTACATTAAATCGTGAGATTAATGAAATTGTGAATCAGGTGCGTGCTGGTAAAAACCTAACAACGTTGCAGGCTTCTTATTTCTACATGATTAGTAAGATGCAGATCATGATTGATATGCCTACCTATGTAGGCGCGTATGAAAAAGCGTTAGCAGATTTGGATTATGACCAAGCAGGCAGTGAAGATGAACGTAAAGCTATCGAGAATAAAGCCCATTCGTTTGCTGGACAGACAGTCATTGATACGCAAACAGGCGGTGAAATTAAAGACTTGGCAGGCGTTCAAAAAGGCGGCCAAGGCCAGAAGCTATTCACTAACTTTTACTCTTATTTCTCTGCGCTTTATAACTTAAACGTTGAAAACTTTAGAACGAAAAAGCTTACCAATCCTGCTGAGTTTGCTGATTTTGTAGCCACTGCGATATTGTTAAACGTAATGCCAGTGATTTACTCGGTGATATTGAAAAATCTGTTGAAAGGTGAATGTGCGTGGGATGATACAGAATGCATACTTAATCGCTACAAGTCAGAGCAAATGAGTGCAATATTTGGGCAAATGATTGGCTTGCGTGATGTAGGTGTTGCGGTTGATGTGGCAACTGGCGGTGATGCATTTGGTTACTCTGGTCCACCTTCACTAAGATTCTTTGCAGACGTGTATAAACTAGGGCAACAAGCAGAGCAAGGTGAAGTTGATATGCCTTTGTTTAAATCACTAAATAACGCAGGCGGCATCTTGTTTCACTATCCAGCAGGCCAAATCAATACAACGGTTGACGGCATGTTAGCAATCGAGCGAGGCGAGGTGGAAGGGGTGAGTATTTTCAATGCTTTAATCTCTGGCCCACCTAAAGATTAGGGTGCGTTTAGTCAATTATAACTGATAGAAAATGTGCAAAAGGAGTTGCGCACATGACTATCAGTTCTGAAGCTAGGAAAGCTGGCCCATTCGATGGAAACGATGTTACTACATCATTCCCTTTCACATTTAAAACCTTCGCAAAAGCTGATGTAAAGGTCATCTACACAGATGTTGACGAGATTGAAACCGTACTGGTTCTTGATAGTGACTACACCGTTACGCTTAACCTCGATCAGAACGCAAGCCCAGGCGGTAGCATTAGCTATTCAACATTAGCTACAGGTGAAAAGCTAACGATATTAGGCAACGTAGAGTACACCCAAGAAACTGACATTCAAAATCAAGGTGGCTTTTATCCTGAAGTGTTTGAAAATGCACTTGATAAAATCACGATGCTTATTCAGCAAGTCAAAGAGATTGCAGATCGTGCCGTGGTCGTGCCTGCATCAAGCTCTGTTACCTCAGAGAATTACCTAGACACTATTAATACATACAAACTTCAGGCGGCATCTTCTGCTGCGGCTGCGGCTTTATCTGCAATAGAGGCTTTAGGTTATGCAAATGATGCAGAAGCAGACAAAATTCAAACTGGATTAGACCGCATACAAACAGGGCTTGATGTTCTCGCGGCAGAAGCTGCGGTTGTATCTGCATTATTGAAAGCAAATAACTTATCTGACTTAGCCAATGTGGTAACTGCTAGAGCTAATTTAGGTTTAACCATCGGCACAGACGTTCAAGCCTTCGATGCCAATACCGTCAAGAAAAACGTAGCCAACACTTTCACTGCTACTCAAGTGCCTGATAACGGCACAGCTGCGGTATCAACTACCTCAACCTATACGTTCGATGGCGCAGACCAAATCCGTGAGGTGACGCTAACCAATGCAATCACCGTTACATTTGGCGCGCCTACAGGTATCACAGAAAAGGCTATGTATAAGTTCATGCTGAAAGCTGGTGATACTTCTGCGCGAGTATTTGCGTGGAATGCTGCGTTTAAGTTCCCGAATGCAACGCCGCCGTTAACTGCTGGTGCGGCTACTAACGGTGCTTACGACATTATTAGCTTTATCGGTGGCGCTGGTAACACGCTCATCTATGACGGTCACTTAGCGAATGTGGGGTAAGTGATGATTAGAAGCTTTATCTCTAAGCTTTACAGCCTTTATACACCTAGCTTTTTTATGTCAGGTGGAGGTAGTGCGAATGGTTACGTAATTGAGCGTAGCTTGCGGTTTAGTGCGGCTAGTAGCCAGTATCTTACACGTACACTTAGCTCGAATTTCGGCGGGCAAATTGCAACCTTTTCCTTTTGGGTAAAACGAGGCGCGCTGGGGGTTCGACAAGTAATATTTGGAGCATCTAACGGCTCTACAACAGCTTTTGGAATAGAATTTAATAGTGCAGATCAGTTAGATTTTTTCGATTATTTTACAACCTATCAAGCAAGGAAGGTCACTTCGAGGGTGTTTAGAGACCCTTCTGCTTTGTATCACATTGAATGCACAGTTAACACGCCCAGCGCTAATGCATCCTCAAGATTTACGGTAAAAATTAACGGGATTTTAGAAACAACCTTTAGTAGTTCGATAGACCCAAGTCAAAATTTAGTGACAACTCTAAGCCTTTTTAATACATTTAATATCGGAAGAGAGGCTGGAACTGCATCAGGATTGCTTGATGGGTATTTAGCAGAAATAAACGTCACTGAAAATACGACTTCATCCTTCGGTGAAATCAACACAAGCACTGGCCAATGGGTTGCTAAGAAATATACAGGCACTTACGGCACAAACGGCTTTTACCTAGACTTCAAAGACGGCACCAGCACAACAACGCTAGGTTACGACAAGTCAGGTAACAACAATCACTGGACGCTCACAAACTTCACACGCTCTGCTGGCGTGAATGATTGCTGGATGCTGGATGTTCCAGCAGGGAATGGTAGTGCTAGTGCGGTTCAGCCTAGTGGTAATTATGCGGTGTTGAACCCGTTAGATGCTGGTGTTGGAACCAATATTACACTATCAAACGCAAATTTGAATTATGCTCAAGGTGCTACTAACGGAGCAGTGCGAGCTACCATAGGGATGCTAACAGGCAAATGGTATTGGGAAGCAACTGTTACAGCCACTAATCCGATGATTGGGATTTCAAACTCTTTGGCAACTACACAGAATTATCCTGGGTCCGATGCTAATGGTTGGGCATACTATGGGTTAGATGGGACAAAGTACACAAATGGTACATCAATAGCCTATGGTGCAGCATACACAACCAGCGATGTTATTGGCGTGGCCTTTGACGCTGACAACGGTACATTAACATTCTACAAAAATAACGTCAGCCAAGGTACAGCATTTACAGGACTCACGTCCGGTGCATACTTTCCAGCAATAGGGCGTGGCAACGGTAGTCCGAGTGCCTCCCTCAACTTCGGTCAACGTTCATTCACCTACACACCACCTGCTGGCTTCAAAGCACTATGCACGGCAAACCTAACAAGCACCGATGTGATTGAATCAGGAAGCTTCACAGGTAATGCAAATGCTATTGGTCCATTCATCTGGTGCAACGGCACACCTGAAACTCTCACTATTAATGGTAACGCAGTCACATGGGGTACGCATGCGGACAAGCTATCCAACGGCTTCAAGCTACGCACATCATCATCTAGTTACAACTCATCAGGCACTAACACTTGGACGGCAACAATATTAAGCCCTGAGAGCAAGTCAGCCTTTAAACATCAGAACGCAAAAGGGAATTAACCATGTATTACAGAGAAGCAAGCAACCAATATATTAACGATGGCATGGACTTTACGATTGATGGCAACTCTTATCCATTTACCGCATTAGGTGATAAATCTCCTGAGATATTGCAATCATTTGGCCTTGAGTTGGTAGTAGCAACCAATCAACCTGCTAACCGTAATTTCTACAATGTGACCGAAGAGTACAACGGCGCAACAGTGACATATATCAATACACCAATGGACTTAACCGCTATCCGTGAGCGTTTGTGGACACAGATTAAAAGCCATCGTGATTACGTTAAAACTAATGGCGGCTGCTTGGTTCAGGATAAGTGGTTTCACTCAGACACCGATTCAAAGCAACAACAAATTGCATTGGTCATCATGGGCGCAAACATCCCTGCAAATCTGAAATGGAAAACGCTAGACGGTTCTTTTGTGACTATGACACAAGCACTGGCTGGTGAGCTATTTGCGGCACAGGTTATGCGTGAACAAGTGATTTTTGGTGTAGCAGAAGCCAAGCGTGCAGCCATCCAAACCATGACCATTGAACAACTTGAAGCCTATGACGTACTTGATGGATTTCCCGAGGAGTATGTAGATGAAGCTGCTATTCAGCCGTAGGTGGCATCTTGGATCATGGTTGATCAGGTTTATTACCTGGTCAGAGTATAGCCATGTTGACTTGGTGCTTGATGATGATTTGCTTATCGGTGCAATTGCAGGGGAGGGCGTTGTACTAGGTAAGGTTAACGATAGGTTAGCAAAGTCATCTAAGGCCGTGATGATGCATATCCCAGTGAAAGAGCTGGATGTATCAGAGGCGTTTGCGATTGGCCAGCTTGGTAAGCAATACGATTGGCTCGGTGTGGTTGGTATCGGGCTAAAGAGAAACTGGCAGGAAGATGATAAATGGTCGTGTGCTGAGTTGGTGGCCAGCATTCTAGCAGCAGGTGGTCAAAGGCCGTTTGATAGTAAGTATCACCATCGTATTACACCTCAGCATTTGTTATCGCTGAATTTTGA